CTTGAGTTAATGCTAACAAGACTGTTCCAGTATCATTTAAAACATCAGGATTATAATCTGGATAACACTCGTCCTCGTCACAGTATGACGATATAGTTTTGATGTAAGTAGCTATATTGATTAGCCCAAACACCTGCTTCTTAGTTATAGTAGTATTCATTATTTAGAATGGTTCATTATTTGTTTCTTTATCGTTAAAGGTACTAGCTCTCTCTTCCTCGGTGCATCGTCCGGTGTCTATGTTGTAATACAATGTACTACAGTGTCCGGTCTCCCCGCTGAATCGATTCTTCAGTACTCTTACTTTTGTTTCGTTACTTAGCCTGTCGCTTTGTTGGTTGCGTTCCAATCCGATAACCATGTCCGATAACTGTGCGATTGCTTGGGACCCTCGGAGGTGATGCAGACTTACTCGTCCACCCTCTTCATGTCCAGTATCCACACGCTTCAAGTGACTGACCAATACCATACCACACCCTGTCTCCTCAACAAGAGATCGTAGCTTGGTCATTGTATTATCAATCAGTCTGCGTTCATCGTCTCCTTGGATACCACTAACAACAATCGATAGGTGATCCAAGAATATCCATTTACAATCAAAGCCCTTAATTAAGTACCTTATTTTGGACAGAAGATTGTCTGACTCCATCGATCCGAAGTGATCGTAGGTGTAGAACTTACCGTTGCCTACTGTCTTATCGAACGCAGGTTTCAGTTCCTTTTCATCTAACATATCATCATCGAGATGCAGTGGTTTGTTCATGTGAATGCCCATGATACCTAGTGCTGTACGCCTGACGGATTCTTCAAGAGCTATGTAACCTACCGTCTCACCCAATCCTAACAGATGGTGTGCTATCTCACGACAGAACAGACTCTTACCGATACCACTACCAGCAGTGACAGTAACTAACTCTCCTAGTCGCATGCCGTGTGTTATGTGGTTCAGTCCGATAAACGGATACGGTTTGCTTTTGTGTACCTCCTTCTGAGAGATAACATCCCACAACTCCTTACCGTTTACGATGCCGTCTGGTCTGTACTCACGAGCGTCAAACAAACAGTTCACTAACTCTTTACTTCTGTTAGCAACAAGCATGTCGTTAGCATCCTTTAGTGGTAGCTCTGCGATGTGTGCTTTGCCAGGTGTTAAGAGTGCTGCACATTCTGCTGCTCCCTTGCGTCCGACATCATCCATATCAAAACAGAAGACAACTTGTTCATAACGATCTAACCAATCAATGGCTTGTGCTATGAACTTCTTAGCTGCCCCTGCTCCGTTAGGTACACTGACGACTGGCCACTTGTTATCGAAAGCTTGGCTGATACTCAGAGCATCTACCTCTCCCTCGCATACAACCACTCGTCTGCCTCCGTCTCGCCACAGGTGCTGACCATACAATCCAATCAGCTCTCCTCTAACTCTGAAACTCTTGTCAGCAAACCGTAGCTTCTGAGCACATGTCTTACCGTCTCTTGTTTTATAGTTAGCTATCTGTACAGGTTGACCATCCACCACACCCATCCAATACCCCCACTTACGACAAGTATCTTCAGTCAGGTTTCTTCGGGCTATTGCTTGAGGCTGACCGCTTACAAACTCTCTCGGTGTTGGTTCGCTCACTCGTCCTCCTCCTCCATCGTGACGGTTACAGCTGAAACAATGCCAGCTTCCGTCGTCGTTAGTGGCTCTTGCATCACTTGATCCGCACTTAGGGCAGGGTTGGTGTGTGTTGGTGAAAGCCATGATTTTGGTATAGTTTTATTTGCATATATTATGTTTTTCTTTTCGCACCAACGAGCGTATGTGGTGTCACTTCCTTTCCGTATCTTGTTAGAAGCATTCATAAATACGAGACGGATGTCTAGGTGTGGATGTTGTTCTCGTACTAGTAGATGCTTCTTCCTATCGTCCACCGTCCACACACCTTTAGCTTCAATGATGATGCCGTTAGGTAGTATGAAATCTGGAGTGTAGGTAGCAACCTTTCGGTATTCAAGCTTCAAAGTCTCGTACTCAAAAGCAACACCACTACGCTGTAGCTGGTTAGCTAATGTTTGTTCGAATCCAGAGCGGTACTTAGAAGTTGGCGATGACCTCTTCTTCCGTTTCTTCCGCATCGAATCCACCCTCTAAGTTTTCACCGCCATTAACAAATCCTTCTTCTTCAGTAGTGAATCCAAACGCAGATGCTGCGATGCTGGATACTCCACCTTCCCCAAGTTTAAGGACTTGTACTGCTTGCAACTCAAAGGTCACCCCAAACCCAACAGCTGCTGTGTAGTAGAACTTAGGACGGAACGCTACATTGACTTCGCTTCCTCCCCAAACTTTTACATCTTGATCTAATGGTTTACCTTGTGAATCATACAGAGCAATCGACAAGTGATACTCACTGCCGTCCCGTCTGCGTCCGCCAGCTTTCATCTTTACTTTAATCAGGTATCCACCATCAACTTCATCAATCGGAAACTCACGCTGTGTAATCTTCTTACCAGTATGTTGTTCCTGTACTTCACGCAACTCTTCCTCGTACAACGGACGAAGCTTCTGTTTGATAGCGTCTGCTTGTTCTTTATCGATGATGAGATCACAGCTGTACACACCAAACTCCGGATCAAACTTTTTGTTTGGTTCGTTAAGGTGACAGTACTTAGCCACGCCTTTTACTTTTATAATCTCATGTTTCTTTCTAGCTTTTAGTGCCATAGTATTTATTTATTATCGGTGTTAAGACAACAGATACTTCATACGCTTTACTGCCGAGACATCTAAGTCTCCAAGTTCAGGCACGGATGGAAGTTCTGCGGTCGGGTTGTTGTTGTTGATTTGCTCCATTCTGAACTCGGTCAGGAGATCAACAGAAAAAGTTTTAGTGTATGCTTCACGCACTATTCGGTGTATTTGTTTAGCGTTACTTGCGTGTGTCACGAAACAGTCATGTATAGTAGCCAAGTCAAAGTCAACCTCATTAGCTACTTGGTGTACGATACATGCGTCTAAGCTGTGGATAAAGTTAGCAGTCACTGCGTTGCCGTGGTGCTTGGTATCTATGTCATCTGTCTCAGCGTAGGTATTTATATATACAGTGGTGTTATCAAATACAGATTCTATATTTAACTTCTTGTACTTACGAAAGCTCTGCTTAACTTTGAATCCTGTAGGTGTTGTCCAAGTGATACCGTTCTCGTAAGGTAAGCATCGAATAGTTTCACGCAGATACTTCATCACCTTGTTGACAGGTTTACACACCTCACCTGCTATCTTGTTTATTATATTACTGATCCAGATAACAGCAGTTAACATCTCACCTGTGCTACTCCACGGATGGTTAATACCTATACTCTTAAATAAATCTTGTACTAAGTTATAACTGGTAGCACCGTATGGTCTGTTCATCACTGCCATCTTAGCGATCTTTCTTTTGATACCGTACTGCATCCAAGTCTTAGCGACAACACTACCGTCTTTCTTTAACTCATCATAGATACGATCAGCTACATACTGGTACATGTCATTCGCTTTATCCTCTTCCACCAGGTTGCACATCCGTCCGGTATTCTTATCCCGTAACAACAAACTAAGTATCTGCATACCATTATTGGAACAGTCTTGTCTTACAGGCAGGTAGCTAACATATCCGTATCCCTCATCTGTAAACTTCTTAAACTCTAAACAGAATCTCAGGAAACAGAACGGATCACTAGCTTCAGTCCACCAATCAGTACCGTGTGGATCATTCGCTGCTTCCAATATAAACTTCTGTCGTTTACCTACCCACTCAAGTCTCTCCTCTCGTGTGCCCTTTACTCCCCACATGTTCGCACCGTGAATAAATACAGCTTCCAAGTCCTCTTCATCCACCACCTGCTGACCGTTCTTGAAGTCCAATAAACTCTTAGCTAAATCAGAACCCTGTGGATGTAAGTAGTAAGGAATAGCGTACACTCTGCCCCTGTAATCACAACGATACGGAAAGTAAATCTTGTCCCACTTGTTGTACATCTTAGCTAAGTGTAAGATACGACAAGCTTGGAATCTTTTGGAGCTGTTACTAGCGTTGGTAGTCTTTATATCTTTTTGCTTTAACTTCCACACACTTAGCTCCTGCTCATCACCACCTGTATAGTACGGTTGCTCAGGTATCTCTCCAAATTGTGGAATGTTTCCTACTACCCTTTTGTTTTCCCAACACTTTAGAGTAATATCTAACATGTCCGTATTAACCTGCCACTCCACCTGTTGTAATCGGTTAACAGCACTCATTACATGCTCGTAGTTATTACCTTCAAACCATTCAACAGGTTTACCAGTAAAAAACTTCTGTGCAGGTAACTGTTCAATATTATATCCACCACCTATCAATCCGTGCCAGTCAACGGGTCGGTCAGGTAATGCCATCTTAAACACTTGACCCGCTTCCTTCCACTTATCAAAGCGATGTATCCAATCCTTAAACTGTCTAGTAGGTAACACAAAGCGTTCAGGTATTTTTAAATTACTTTTACCTTCACGGAATCCTATCTCAAACAGACCAGTACAACATCTGATCTCCTCAAGCAACCAGCACCCTAAACTAACTTTGTTCCTGTGATCCCATAGTTCAAACCGTGTGTCTTCATACTTATAGAACTGCTTGATCTTACTTTGTTTACTGCGGTCATTTATAGCTAACAAGTCTTGCTTGTTGTGGCTCAGATTCTCCAGTGCATACTTCCACCTAGCTTCATTCTCAAATGCCTTACCGATACGATGCCCCATCTTGCCAACAGCTAAGTGGTTGTCTAAGTTGTTAAGGAATGTACGCAAAGCGATAACAGCTATCTCATACGGACACATGTCCATAACAAAGGTCAGGTAAAGTGGTGTTGTGTATCCTGGACTGGTAAACTGGTCGATGATGTGCTTTACTCTGTCCCCTAACTTCGGACACATACTCTGTAACATACGCTTACACGATGCTGTGTGACTACTCTCTCCGTCCTGTCTGAGCTTTGCTTGGCGGTTACGATACGCTACCCGTCCCCACTCACGCATCCGTGCTACATGGCTACTCATAATTGTTTTCGTTCTTAAAGTTGAACCATCCAGTATTCATCACCCGCTGTTTCGAGGTACGATAAGCTATCAAGTTCCCGTTCTCGTCACGGACATATTCTCCGTTAGCGTCCCGCTTAAATCCGGTTATTTGATTGTTGTTCCAAAAGTACCGAAAACCATCATTCAAAGCCTTGTGGTCAATCGGTACAACAGGTACATCATTCCACTCGATCTCGTAATAATCTTCGGTGTTCATCTCTCAGTATATCCGCTTCAGCCTCCCAAAAGATGCCCGTGTGTGTCTCTTGGGTCTTCTTCGAGGTCGTGGTACACAAGGTAGTCTTCAATTTCCTGCTCGGTTTTAAGGACTGAAAGATTCTCAAGATGTTCTTTGATTCGTTCTTCTTCTTCGATGCGTTCTTTCTCTGATTCATAATAGTCTTGTTCGTAAGGTTCGGTTAACCAGTTGTCGTAGTTGTATCCTCTCATAAGGTTATGGTTTTGTAGTTGTTCATTAAGATTGTCAACAAAACATACCACGGAATCTTATCACCCTTTGCACAATTATCTTTCTCCCATAACGGCTGAAGATTCTGCCAGTTAAAACATACCTTTTGATGACTCGGTTTGGTTAGGTCAAAGAATGCACACGGAAGAATGTGATCGATATGCCACTTCCCATGATTATCCCAAGACATACCCTCAGTGAACTGAGCTTCAAGGTGATTACAACACTGTTCAATAGTACATCCTAATAGCTTGACTGTGGCTTCGCTTTTAAAACCAGGTCTGATTCTACGCATGTGATCTCTTAATCTTCTGCAAACCACTTTCTCAGGTATCGTGAGAGCCTTTTCGTACACTTTTTTCCTAGCTGCTAAACCCTTCGGGCTGTTTTGGTACTTTTTTTGTGTTTTTTTATATTTTGAACTACGATGGTATCTAGCTGACGTTACCTTTCCTTTAAGGGATTGCTTGTATTTCTTTCGACTAGCTTTGTGAGCATCAGTATGTTTCGTCTTTTGATAATAATCAGATTTTTTTTTCTTAGCTTGATCGGATTGGAAGTATATATTTTTCTGTTCTGTAAAAGCTTTAAAACTATCTTCGTCAGCCCAATGCTCACCATCTGGATATAATTTTTTAAAAAACAAACCTTTAATAATAGGATGTTTATCTCCAGTTTTAAAAGTACCTCTAGGTTCTTCTGTTTGTACTTCTTTTTGTTTAATCCTTCCTCTTTTATCTCTCGGTATCATTATTCCTCCTCCAGTTTCTCAAGGTGTTCTTTATAGAGTTGCAAGGACAGGTAAAGCTCAAGCCATCTTCCGTCCAACTCTCGGTTCATATCGTTGTTAAATAGATGGAACATCAGCTCCTCTATCTGATCGATTGGATCAAGTAATATCTCTCGGTTAGTCATTGTATAAGATACATGTAAGGATAAGTCCGCAGATCAGCAGACAAAATAACATTGTTAAGGTCATATATTCTCCTTCGGTTATCATTATTCTTGGACAGGTACAATTCTACCGCTTTGGTCAAAGTCATAACCTAGCTCGTCCATTATCCAAGCCATAGCAGTCTTTACATCGTCCACATCATGGCGTTTCTCTTCTGCATATGGTTCAAAGTGTTCTTCCCATTCGTGTATAACATCCCATACAACTTCAAGGGATTCATCTACTCTAAAATTTGTCGGTTTATTCATTATTCGGACAGGTAAGAGAATTGATAGTCAAAGGATAACCCGTTGCAAGAGTTTTCATTATACCAACGGATCAAAGTATTGATGTGCTTTATACCCCACATCTCTTCATCGTACTGGTCAACAAAAGGATCAACCTCTTTCAACCAGTCGTGTACTTTATCGATTAAACCCTCACAAGTATGACCTTTGAAAACCATTATGTCGGTTTCTCCGTCTCTGTGAAAGTCTAGTATAGTTATTTTGTTTTCTTCATTCATTAGTAGTATTGGTTCTATTTAGTAGCTCTTGCTGTAGCTCCACGAGCCTATCCCTAACAGTTAAGTTGTCAGGTAGCTTTTCACGGACACGTAAGTAGTGATCGATAAGCGTTTGCAAGCTCGGTTCATCAAGCGTGGATAAGTCGGATGGATCAGTTGTCATTTCCTGTTGCGTTAATAAATGCTTCCCTAAGTTCAAGGATGTCTTTCCTCATGCTCTCAACAGTGTAGTCACCATTGGCTAAGTCCATAAAGGTTTCAACAATTCCAGAGTAAGACCAGTCAGGATCACCCAACCACTCTATGATTTGTTCTTCGGTAAATTTAGTAGGTATAGTAGTATTCATTATTTATTAGTATTAGGTTCGGTTAAACAATCTGGACAGGTACTTTGACTCTCCATTTTAGGGTTTGTCAATCCGCAAGTGTCACAAGCAGGTAAAGATCGGTTCCGATAGTATTGTTTGAGTCTCTGTTTTATTTGCTCGTACATGTGCTCCATTGAATGAGCCTCGCCATGGACAGGTAAAGATTTACACTTCCAAACAATAACAGGTAAAGCTCGGTTAAAGCTATCGATACGATAAAAGAAAGCTAGGTTTTGATAGATAAATGATACGCTCATGACAGACAGATACTTGCCAGTATAGCCACCCAAAATGCCCCGACAATAAGCGGAACTATAACAGATGATAACATCTCACAAGATTTGCTTGGTTTTAGCCAATTAGGATAACACAAGGATGAAGTGGTTTTGATTCTTTTCATGGTATTAGATTCTTTTGATGGTTCTAAGGATCAGGGAACAAGCTTGCTGTAAGGCTCGTGTTTGTACATCTAACCAAGTCGAATGCTTACTAGGTTGCCAATCACCGCCTCGTCTTGCTTTTAGTTCGGATGGAGTACAAAGAGCTTCTGCTATGTCGGCATCATAGATTAAGGCACAACCGCCATAGCTATAAGCTGACCAGTCAGAAGCACCATTTAAAAGCTTTTCTCTGGTGATGTTTAAGCAATCGTCTAAGCCGTCGATTAAATCAATAGCGTAGTTTTTAACACCCTTAGACCAAGCTGATCTGGCTTTGTGAGATTCTAAGGCGGTGATGATAGTTTCTTTATTCATTATTCTTTGGTGTTTATTAGTTGAGTCCTGTGATTTTTCGGACGATCTCCCATGCTTTATCGCAAGGATTATCAAAGTCAAGACCCCAATAAAGCCACTGATTATGAATCTTCCTGCGTTTGGCGTAGCTCGCATCTCTGAGATAATGTCTGAAATCATGATGCCAGAAGTAAGCAAGACCAATGTAATCAGGAGTCCTGACCAATTCCTTATCGAGTCTGAGAAGTTTTAAGTATGCCTCTGTTGAAAGAGCTTCTAAGTTAAGTACATCTGTCATTTTGTATTTTGTTTCTACACTAGCGGAATTACTAGCGATATTGTCCCTTTAGTCCTGATTTGATTAAATATCGATAACAAAATGCAAACCTAAGTGAATTACCTATAATTCTAATAGTTGTTATAAGTTAGACTAATCATCAATCAAGTGAGCTTTCAAGTTGTTCATTTGGTTCATTTATTTTTGAACTTAGAACATCGAAGAAGAAAAACAAATACACGAACAAACATCAACATATCATGATGAAGTGATGCGATAACATCAGGATTTGATGGAGCTATTGATGATCTGCTAATGCAAGTTAGTTGCAATAAGGAAAAAAAATAAGCAATAAAAGCTGATTTCTAGCCAATTTGTTTCATAAGTCGTTGATTACCAAGGCGAGTTCGGCTAATATGTATTATGTCTAATTATATCAATACCCCCCGTCCTATAATAATCTTACGGGTATGCGGGGGTAATTAACGCGGGCGTATATAGCGTAAGCCTCTCAGATTTTTTCGCCAAAACTTTTTAGGAGTCGTCTATATAAGTCAGAAGCTTGGGTCAAAGGTCTCGTCTGTATCGTCCTCTAATAGATCGTCTACTCCTTCAAAGATAACATCATCTGTTTCAGTTAACACCGACAGTTTAGCGAAGTCCAGGCATCCTGCTATGGTGTAATCGTTTAAGTCGTACTCTCGTTTGAATCGATACACGAGCTTTGCTAGTTCGTACTGGAAGGTGTCTGTTTGATCGTTAATGTTCATCTGTAATAGTTATACTACTACATAACAGATATTGTTACTAGTCTTTTCGAGACCTTATGGTAGCATTTACAATGCGTTGCGTTCGCTATGCGAGACGCTCTTGAGACAGTATTGAGACACCGATTCTTGACCAGTGTTTATCTAGGGTTTTAAATTTTATGCTTTACATGTTTCCTTCGGTGTGAGACCGTTATAATATTGATATTAAGATAGTACTTAAACTATACCTAAATATAATTATAGGTAAGAAGTACAAGCAAGTGATTTAGAGAAGCATATAGCTGCTTACTGCTATAGCTTTCCTTTTAACAAAGATTACTTTATAGATTACTTCAGCTACCACAGATTAGTTACAGCTGATGATTTAGCTCATACTTCGTTCTTTCGCTAAATACTTTAGACGGTTACTAATAACGATACTTTAACTTTACCTTTTAAGGATAGGTGTGTCTATAAATAGACCTGTATTTAAACTAACTACAACAGCACCTTATATATCTACTAAAGAGATTTGTTATTAAAAAGTAGGAGCAGTAGCGACTACGACCAGAGGTAAGCAGAGACCTTATTACTTCTTTTATGAAAGCTATCAGTAAACTTTGTTAGTTCTTCTTCCAACAGTTCTTGTTGTCTATCAATCATAGATTGGTTAACATCAGCAGCCATCTGCTGCACCCAATAACCAACAGCTATTGATAAAGCATCAAGACGGTCATCATGTACCAAGCTACCTCTATCTCTTGTTATCCTAGATAACTGATACATAAGCATGTACCTGGTTTGTTGTTCAATAGGATAGCTAAGAGCAGACCTGTAGTCATCCGTGATGACGGAAGGGTCTACTATAAGTCTATGAGAGTTTAACACAGGTTCTAAAGTATCTACTATACGAAGCTCCTTCTGTTTGTTATGTCTGACTTCTTCTATTGTTACAGGATAGGTTGTTCTAAACAGAGGCTTAATCAGCTCCATAAACATACCGTCACCAAAGTTAGACTCTATCACCACTTTGTTAACTTTGTTATCCTTAGCGATAGCTACGAGTTGTTGAAGGGTCTTAGTATCGTAACCACCTCTTATCCCACCAGCATCCGGTACAAACAACTGACCGTTTAACATCTTCACTACAGCATACCCTGTTTCATCCTTACCACGACCAGACGGGTCAATAGATAGGACAGAGCCTGTGTACGGTATCATATCTCCAACAGTGTTAGCAGGTCTTCTGTATCGATCACCAGCCAGTCCTACATTAGGTAACTCTCTATCACAGTTATCAGGGTCGCTTGACCACACGATCTTTTCAGGAGCTACATCAACATCTACATCCATTACAACAAGATCATTAATCTTTAGTGGGTATCTATCAGCGTCCGACAGCTTAGGATTAAGCATGAACTGTAGAGCGTACCCAGTGCGACCGTACGACATCTTTCTTTCTTCTAGGTCTAAGTCTGTAAACCGTAGGGGTTCTGTAGAAGTACCGATAGTCTCAGGTGTTATGTTATCCGCTATAAGGGGTGCTAGATCGCCTCCGTAGTTATTTATAGCCTCAGTATCGTCTGGATACTCTGAAGACCATATACGGCTCTTGTAGCCCCTCTCTCGCAGCTTGTTGTATATACTGTCTTCACACTGTGGAGTACCAAGAAAGATGATCCTTGAGGAGTCCAAAGGTTTAATGATAGCGTCAAACTCTTTTACTTGTTCATCCAGCTTATCTCTCATTCCTTGTGTAGCACTGTTGTTAGCTACCTCCACATCATCTGCTACAATTATATCAGCACGAGAACCTGTTAGCTGGGACGATATACCAAGGGACTTAACAGAGGGAGCGTGAGACGCTGGAGCAGGTCCTACATCAAAAGCTATCTTACTGAATCGTTGGTTCTCTGATGGCTTTAATCCTTGTAAAATGGGAATCTCCTGAATGATTCGCAAGGTAAATGTAGAGAAGTCATCCGATCTATTCTTACTAGCTGATACAACAAGTATGTTCTTAGATGGGTCCAGCAGCAGCTGATGTACTACAAAAGCACTTGTTATCCAGGATTTGCCCACTCCACGGAACGCCATAATAACAGACCGCTTTGGACCGTGTTGCAGGTACTCAGCGATGTCGTATTGTAGCTCGGTGGGGTCAGGAAGATTTAGGTGCTTCCAAACCAGGTACAGGAAGTTTCTAAAGTCCCGTAGCTTGGGCGGTATCTCTTGGTGTTTCTTCTTCTTCAAATGGTAAAGTCTTTAAGTCATCAGCTAACGCATCTAATGGTGTGCCTACTCCGGAATCCATAACAACATTGTTATCTTTAAGGAACTGTCTAGCTCCGTTAAGCAGGGCAGCGTTGTACTCTCCCTCAGCCTCCATCAGATCAATACAGTTACGATATGCACCAGCTATCTTATCGTGCAGTTTACTTCCCTCTTTATGACTTAGCATAATAGTTAGTGTATTAGTAGTTGTTATCTTTGTAAACAAAAAGAGGCAGCCCGATTGGACTGCCCCTTGATGATAGTATGAGCAATAAACTCTTAGCTTAAAGCAGACTCAAACTCAGCAACGGTTCCTAATTCAGTTCCGTTGTGGTAGAGGTTAGCGTCTAAGTCAGCAAGAGCAGCGGAGCTGTCGTCACCGTAGATGTCGGTGGAAGCAGCTGTAGCGGAAGTAGTAACTACTTTGAATTTGTCAGCAGACTCATCCCAGAAGAACGCAGCGTTCGACTCTGTAGAACCACGCTCGATAACAAATCCACCGTCATTCGATGCAGTAGAACCTGAAGCAGCACCCTTAGACAAGTTGATAAGACTATCACTAACATCTAAGTTTGTTGTAGAAACAGTGGTGGTAGTTCCGGATACAGTAAGATTTCCGCTAAGAGTTAAGTCAGCAGCAGAAAGGTTACCGGAGAAGGAAGCGGAGTTACCGTCAGAAGCGAGCGATCCAGTTGCAGTTTGCAGATTGCTGATGTCCGTGTCGTTGCTGGATACATTCGATTGCAGAGTGGAGATGTCCGAATCATTCGAAGAGACATTGCTTTGCAGAGTGCTAACATCAGATTCAAGAGAAGTAATGTCAGACTGAGCAGTAGAAACATTTGACTGGAGAGTCGAGATGTCACTGTCGTTGGAGCTAACATTAGACTGAAGAGTGCTGATGTCAGAAGAGTTAGTCGAAACGCTGGACTGGAGGCTGGAGATGTCTGAATCGTTAGAAGATACAGCGTCAGCAACACTTTTAAGTTGTGTATCAAGAGCTTCGTCAGCAGCTTTAAGGCTGGCTACAGAACCGAGATAGTTGGTACCACTGTTAGCGGAATAAGAACCGTCAGTACCAAGACCCGCACCAGTTTGAGTAGCATCTACTTCGGACTGAAGAGAAGTTACACTTGAAGATACTGAATCAACATAAGCTTTGGTAGCAGCGTGAAGGGAGGCAGTAGGAGCACCTGAGAGCGTCAAAGCTCCGGTCATTGTTCCTCCTGCGAGGGCAAGCTTCTTATCAAGCTCTACTTTGGTTTTTTGACCCAATTGGGTAAGCAAACTAGACATAATATATAATCCTTTGTTGTGGGTTAGTTGTGTTAAAAAAGAGTATTAGCGGAACTTATGTGTGTCAAACAGGTTCAACAATAAGAATGTCTCCAACCTCTGTTGTTAAACTGTCTCCGTCTTCCGCAAGTATATGAGTAACAGTAGGTACTGCACCACCAAGCTCAATGATCTTCCAAGCTGTTCCGTCGTCAATCGCCAGACAAGGACCTCCGTTTCCGTCACCATCTGTTACATATATAACACGACCTGATGTACCTACGGTTGGTAAGGCAGACGATAGATACGATCCGAATTGTATAGATTGTGATACAGACAGATCACCACTTATCAACCCTCCTGACTTATCAAACTTATCACTAAGCTTGGCTTTAACCTTCTGTCCTAATTGTGTAAGTAAGCTACTCATACCTCGGTGTTATTACAGTAATTACGGAGCAGAGATAGCATCAAGAAAGTCTTGGTAATCACCAACTTCCTCTTCGTGAGCGTCTAAGAAATAAGGCAAAGAGTTCCAAGCTGTACTTCCGTCTCCTATCTTAATTTTATTACGGGTACTATCTAATTCAATTCCTAGCTCTCCCTCTAAAAGTACAGGGTTCTCTGTACTCCACTCACTAGCAGTTCCTCTTCTTAGTTGTATACGCTTTGTAAAACTAGGCATCTGGTGCTCCTCCGTCAAATATGTCAGTGTCGTCTACTACTGGTCCTCCTCCATCAATCGTAACAAAGAATGGATCACTCTCTAAAGATGTTACCTTTGATTCCAACTGTTCCGCTTCCTCTTTATTTTGTTGTGCTTGTGCAGCGGAAGTAGCAGCTATTGTTCGTTGTTGGAACGCAAGCGGAGATATACGGGCAACTGGTCGTGGTCTTCTAGGCATCTCAGCACTTCCATCTACGCAACGCTAAAGCTTTTCTTGTAGGTCTACCTTTACTGTCTTTCATCGGTCCTTTGACTCCAGACATCCTCGCACAGAAGGAACGCTTTCTAGGACCGCCACCAGGTTGAGGAGCTTTAAGGTTGGAGCCAGTAGCACGATTGTACTTCCGTCTACCTTTAGCAGTGAGTCCTCCTTTACGGGACTTCTCACCTCTACCGAGGGATAGTGAAACAGATTTAGCCACGGCTTATTGCAAGCTTCTTGCGTTTCTTAACAGCCATCAGGTCTGCTTTAGTTATCTTCTTTTTATCACCAGCCATAGCAGCTAGGCGTTTTTGTTTAGGACTGTATTGTGAGTAGGGCATCGTTACTTCTTTGGAAACCCACGCTTCATATTAGCGTAAGCTTTAGCAGATATAGTAGACTTCTTCTTACTACGGCTGATACCTAGTTTCTTTCGTCTGTTAATGTTTGCGTATAATCCTCTCTTCATCTCTTTACTAATACCTCCATCATACGATCCAGTTTGTTGTGAACTTCTTTAATTGCTTCCTCTACCTTGGCTATCCGTGCTTCAACAGCTATATCTCTTTCCCGTTGAGCAGCTAACTCCACTTCTATCTTAGTCATCCGTTTCTCACCAATGTCCAGGCGTTCGATCATGCGTTTAATAATCCAACCGATAACTCCAAGGGCAATAGCTAGAGCGGTATTTAAAAGACCAGATAGAGATTCTATCATCCTACTACTACTACCTTTATGAATTTTGAAGCAAATGATACAACTGACATAGTACCTGAGGTTGATAACTCTAAATAACCCCCACTACCTAGTTGAAGTTCAACTGAATTTGTACCTAAGCTTTGTATTTGTGCGTTATAACCGATTGAACCGCTACTACCTATCTCAGCACCGCCAGCTATTAATCTTGAATTAGCACCTGATGAATTAGTGGCAACAAAGACTTGAGCTGTAACATCAGTAGTTCCTAAGTTGTGAGTTATTGTGTGAGTACTACCGTTCGCTACGGTTACAGAGTCTATTGAGCTTTGCCATCCTGTGCTGTACTTAGAGACAGTAGCAGTTCCACTACTAGCAGCTGTTACTAAACCTTTAGCGTTAACTGTAATATTAGCATTAGTGAACGCACCTACATTACCATTAACAGTAGCAAGCGTAAGAGCAGTAGAACCAGTAACATCTCCGGTGTGTGTAGCGTTGGATACCTTCGCTGTGTTTGCTGCAACTGCCGTATTATTAGCTACTTCTGTATCAAAGTCGGAGATCGTGGATGCAAGTTGTGTACCTGTGTGGTTAGCTCTGTTTAACAAAGTAGCGTCACTAGAGTTAGCTGTAGCACCTGTAGCAATGCCGTTTAGTTTCGTCTTGTCCTCATCAGTCATAGCTCCCCAAGCACTTGTTGTAGCAGCTGGGATGGAAGCGTTTGTACCTGTATCACTATTAACAGTTAAAGATGTTCCGTCGGCAGTTGTTGAAAGATTCGTAGTACCAGTACCACCAGACCCGCTAGCAGCCACTGTGACCCGTCCGTTAACATCTACAGTTATATCTGCATTTGTATAAGTACCTGCTGGTGAGGGGTCTAGGTCTTCCAGCTTTGCTCCTGTAACTGCACCATCCGCAATCTTTGCCGTCTCAACTGCACCATCCGCAATATTAGCTGTTTGAATCTGACCACCTGGTACACCTGTTGAAATAGAAGACGCGATCTGTGCATCAACATAAGTTTTGTTAGTAGCATCAGTACCTGCAGTTGGAGAACCTAGATTCGTGACTTTATTATTAGTCATCGCTAGATTGCCAGTCATCGTGTCCCCGCTCTTACTTACCTTATCGTTCGTCAAGGTAGCTGTGGCGTTATCTATGTAAGTCTTACGAGCTGCATCTGTATCGTCTACATACTTCTTGGTTGCAGCGTCTTGATTACTACCAGGATTAGCTATATTAGTAATAACATTATTACCCATAGACAGAGCACCTGTCATCGTGTCACCTGTTACATTTACAAACCTACCGTCTGCGTATCCTTTGTTAACTGCATCGTCGTCAGAGTCTGGATCAGCTAAGTTCTCAAGTCGTAATCCATCAGCATCAAACTGACCGTCTGTGTTCTTTACTAAAGCTCCTCCGGTGATACCTTCTTCTGCTTCTTCAGCGAGGTAACGGTTGTGTTCGTAGGAGTTATCCAGTTCTGTTTCGGTAAGTACTGATCCGTTAGCAAAGTCTACAATACCTGTACTAGCATCGCTATCTCTCAGTACTCGCACTCTTACATTGTTAGCAGGAGCTGTGACGAATCTAACAAAAGTACTAGGAGATGTCTCTACGGAGTAGTCAGTCGTCAAGGTCTTTCGCACCCATTTGTTTAAACCTCCTGCTCCCTGTCCTTCGTTTACTTCAACAACAACATGCGATGTCTTAATGTACGGAAAGGAAAAATTAAAGTCTGTTTCTGACCCGTTGCCAGTGTAGTCTACATAGGTGTTTGCCATGATAATATATTATTAACTATTGAGTTAGGAGTTCAAGCACATCTTCTCGTGAGACCCCTTGTTTATTATAACGCAGTGCTAATTCAGTGTTCCTAATCTTTAAAGCAACATCAGGAAATTCTCTGAGCATATCACGCTGTGCTACTCTTTTATACTTATTTAGTACATTAGTTATCTGTTTTACTCTAGGGCTTTCAACTCCTAACTCTGCGTCAAATTTAGGTAGGTTCTGATACTTCGATGAATTAATTAATTTACTTAGAGTTTGTCTCAAGGTTCTTCCACCTATTCGAACATCTTGTAATAATTCTAATCTACGGTCGTGAGCACTCTGACCTCTATCATTTTTATACTCAAGTAAGTCTACATTACCTCCAAGCATCTTGTGACTAGGCATTCTGAAACCGTGCTGTAATTCTGCCATCTCTCTGAGTATAGGGTCTTCCTTAGCTTCAGAACTCATAATCGGATTGATGAAACCAAAAGTACCAAAATCAACAATCTTCTCTTCTCCTAGTATATTTCTTTTAGGATCAAGCAGTTCACGACCACCTGGTGTTTTTCTAAGCACAGCATCAGCAACGATTCTAACTTCTCGTATTGCTTGCTTGTCGTAATCTTGAGCTTGAGCAAACACATTAGGTATAACAGTACCAGCGTAGTTTCTAAGCACTCTATCACCGAAACGCTCAGGGTCTTGGAAAGCGTCTGCCCATAATTGAACACCAGCAAGATAAGACTTATTAGCTACATTTCGAGATAACGCAGTAGCCATAGCCATAAATGTCTGTTCTATACCTTCTTCGTTAGCCTCGTCATTTTCTTTCATCATTTCGCTGATGTCGGCTGTAGTACCTAACAATGTAGCGATTGGGTCTAACCTTTGGTAACTGTAGTATTTACCGTTATATAAAATACTGTATGGTCTCCACCCGGTTTCTTGAAGTATGTCACGCTGTCTAGTATCAGTAGGACCACCACCAGTAATAACAGGTTTCTCTCCATTATTATTATTAAATACCATATCAACGAATAAACCTAATGTAGTAAATGCTGTAGCTACTTTACCTCTTGTCGCAGCTTGAATAACAGGGTCTTCAGAATTAAAACCTTTTCTTAAAGACTCAGCTTCTGAGCGTAAGCCTGGTACATTCAGTATTTTATCAGTTCCTGGTATTTTAAAAGAAGCTGCTAAAGGTGATCTCTCAAAAGCAAAGCTTAACAGATTGGATGGAGTTCTAACAAATGGCATAACATATTTACCCATGGGCCATTGTTTAGTTAGGTTTTGTACTACTTTACCTAATGTACCTTCTTCCAATTCTCTAGTGTGCGTAAAGTACTTTGCTTCATCTAAAGCGTAAGAAGCTAGTACTGAAGCGTCCTCATCAAAGTTTTGATCTACATAGTTTTTGATGTGGTCAGCCCTTTGTTTAGCAAACTGTACACCTACTAATCCTAAGTCATCAGCTTGTTTAGCTCCTTCTCGTATCAAAGCTTCTTGTGATAACACCTGCCCATTTGTCGTTACTACCTTTTTAAGCTTATCATTTACATACTTAGCTATGCCTTGAGAATCTTTAATCCCTAAGTTTATAGCTTCCATACCAGCTTTTAATCTAGCTGCTCTTCTGAATGCTAACTGCTTAAATAGTTCATCACCTGTTAACAAACCCCTAGCTGGTAAATTGATAACACCACCTAAGACATCTATTGTTTTTTGGTTAAAGCTCTTTCCTTGTTCTAATCCTTTACCTAAATCAATAACATCACCGATAGCTTGGTTAGGTGCTTCTAGTGTTCTTGATCCTACATCTAGCACTTCTTTACCTGTAACTAATGTTTTGAATGCAGCAGATGTAGCCTCTTTAAACAAAGCGTAATCAGCCCACGAAGCGATAGCAGCTTTAGCTAACGGCATATTACCGCTTAATACACCGCCTACAGCCATCTCAATAGTACCTAGCATCTGAGTCAAAGCATTACCTAAAAAGTTGACTGCTTGTGTTCTAGGACCGCTGAGTAAAGAATTAATCCAAAACTCAGTAGTTACATCCATCATGCTTTTTCCTTGAATCTTCTTAGATAGTCCTAAGATTTTCTGAATAGAAGCTTCAGCGTTCTCTGGATCGTACATCTCTTTGATAAGCTCTACAGCTTTCTTAGGAGACATACCACCTGATTGATTGTTTAAAAATTCTTTAACAAGAGCTGTGTTCTGTAGTTCACTTCTTTCTAAACCTATCTTTCGATCCAAAGGTTTCTTCTGTCTACGCATTGCAAGATTCTTAGAATCCTCTGCACCCATCTGACGGTAGTAATCGTAGATTTCAACAAACTCACTTAACTGTTTTCTTAATTCAGCTTCTGATTGTAAACTTTCAGTTTCTTCAAACTTCTTAACAGCTTCCATCAAGCGTTCGTTAGAACCTCTCAACAAGTCTTTGAATATCTCACTCTCTACCCGTATGCGTCTTCTATCTTGAATAGACTTTGCACCCAACTCAAACAACTGGTTTAAGTCGTCATCTAAGAAATCAGCAGGTGCTTCATCAAACTTTTTAAGTAACTCAGGGTTTTGTTTGTACTTCTCTGTAAGAATCTTATGAGCTGAATCTATATCACCAAGTACTTCTAATCTAGGTAGTGTAGGACTTTCTCCTTTTAACACAGCGTCCGTCCACTGCTGCCACTCTGGGTCTGTTTTTAACTTAGCCTTAAAGTCGGGCATCTCTGCTGTAGATTCAAAACCCTTAAGAGATGTTTTTCTTTGTACTTTTACATTACGCTGTTTAAGAAAGTCATTAAATATCTTCTGCCTTTGATCGATTCCTATCTTGGCTTTCAAAGACTCAAACATATCTTTAAACAATATAGCTACCTCTTGGACTAATCTTTTGAATGTACCGCTAGGAGCTAATTCAGCTTCGTCCATTTTCTTAAACCAAGCATCAGTCATTTCTTCAGCGAAGTATTCGTCTATATCTTTAAATCTATAGTTTTTTGAATTAAAATCACCACGCTTACCTCTAAGAAACTTTTTAAGTTCATCAGGAATTTGTTTCATTTGTACAGTACCCGCATCAAAAGGACTGTCTAAATCTGCGACATCTATACCAAAGCTTTGTATGTATTTGTTACGCTCTCTATGAAACTCTTTTGTTAACTTAGTTAAATCTTCTTTAGGTAAATAACGACTAAGACTATGCCACAACTCGTGCACCATAACTCTTTTGAGGTCTCCATCTTCTACGATAGATTGTCTTATCTTTAATAGATTACTTCCAAACTCAAACTGACCACCAGCTGCTATCTTATTAGTAATCATAGGTTGAGCTACATCACTAAACAGACGCACACCCATAACCTTAATGAATTGTCTAATATCTCTTACATCCTGTGCACTCGCTCCTTTTACAGGTTGCTCATTCATTAACCTACCAGTGATGTCTTCAGCACCTCTAGGTATAATATCTAACATCCCAGCATCTTCGTAAGTCTGGAATGGAGGAGGTCTAGTAGCTATAGCTTCCTCTAAGTCGTCAAAGGTTTCGTCTAGTTCTTCTATCCTTTCCTGTAGTTCAGGTTGTTCTTTAAAGGATTGTCTAGCTTTTTCAGCTTCTAAATTCTGTTTAACCTTTTCAATATTCTGACCAAAAAGTTCTACTCTTGATCTAAGTATATCTTCCATTAAGTCGCCAGGTTGTTCCTGCCCTTTCTCGACTTTCTGCATCCAGCTGTCTAAATCTTTTTGGGATTTTTCTAATGATTTTTCCCAAATGGCTGTGTATTTAGCGGCTTCTTCATCATCTCTAGGTTTTAGGAATATGCTGTCACCGTCGTCGAAATCAGGTACCTCAGCAATGTCTTCAAAAGCTTTACCACCTTCTAACGAATCGGATGTAGCTTTATTAACTTCGTCTGGTCCTAACCCATCTATGTCTCTAGCTTTCTTACCAGCTTTCAATGCTCGTAAAGATTTCATAAACATAGAAACAGTACCACCGATAGCACCCTCTAGGATCAAACCTTCAAGTACATTCTTCAGTCTTCCTTCTACTTCTGTTTCATCTGCATCGTGTGCTAGGAACTCTGTTACCGGATTCTGTAGTTCGGGAAATTGTTGTATGAGATTAGATAGTCTATCCTCTTGTCCTTTAAATGCAGCGAAGTCTGTAACAGCACCAGCAACAACACCCCTAGTAACTGTACCTGCTTTAGCTAATGCACCTATCTTACCCGCAGCTCCGAAAATAGGGACGAATCCTGTAGCAAACTGTGATATACCTTCAACAAGAGAACCTGCTGTAGTTTTAGAAGTACCTAAGAAACGAGTATCCCAATCAGGAAGAACATCAAAAGCAACCATGTCTGCTAGGTTGTAAGCACCGTGCAAAGCACCCTCTACACCTCTGAATGGAGCTTGGACTACATCAAGAAATACACTTGGGTCTTCTTCCTGTGGTGCTACTTCTTCGGTAGGTAATACTTGTTCTTCTTCTAATTCGTCCATAACAATGTTTTAAATATTAGAAACCAAATTGACTAACATAACCAGCAGGTCTAACAGATGTTTTCAACTCAGGATTAGGATATGGTTTTTTGTTAGTGTTGTATTTTTTATATAACAGTTTTTGTTCAGCTACGAAATCATTAATATCACTTGTTCTTCCGATAGCTGCTGCTTTCCTTTTAACCATATCAGAATCCGATCCAGCATCCATCTCTTGCTTGGTTAGTATAGGAATCATTTTAGCATTTAATAAATTAGGATTAAACTTACCAACTAAAGGTGAATTACTACTCTCTAAAGCTTCTACATCCATGTACTCACCTCTAAAGATCATAGCTTGTCTTAGTAGTAAGTTGATCTCATCTCTTTCTTTAACACTAGCGTATCTACCTTTTAATTTAAAATTAGTTCTAAATACAGCAGGACTAAATGCAGCAGTTCTTGATACAGGAACATCTATACCAGAAAAACCTTTATCTGTATCTTTAACTATCTTTCTTCTTCCGTTAGCTATTTCTACTAAAGGTACTAAATCTAAATCAGATATTAAATTATATGCTTTCTGAGATTGTAATGGATCAGCTGCGTCATTAAAAGAAACACCTACTAGATTCTTTAATTGCTCAACTTTGTTTACATATTCTAGTTTCGGATCAGTAAAAAACGGAAGCTCCTCCCAAAAACTAGGCTCAATAACTTTTTCATTACCCGCATCTGATACAGTGGTTGTTATTAAATCGGTTGCCTTTTTATTATTAGAAGCTAACCTTCTGTACTCATCTTTGATGTCTTGTCTTTTATCTTTTATTAATTTCTTAGCTATAGGTCTTAATTCATTCTGTAGCTCAAAAGGATCATCAACTGTTAACGCAAGTCTATCAGCTTCGTCTCTTAAGTCATCTAAAACACTATATAAACCGTCAGATATTACTTGAGTATTTTGCTCTATAATATCAACAGCATTAGTAAATTCACTACTCAACTCATTACTTAAACTCTCAACTAATGTACGAGTATCAAAAGCAGGTTCTACTAAGTCTTTGTTTAAATTAAAGAACGCACGATCTCTTCTAAGATCAGATGGTTTCCTAAAGCTATTAACATCAGCAATAAAACTCTTACGCAATCTAGCTTTGTTTGTTTCAAGAAAACTTTCATCACCGTAATTATTAACAGCTTTCTCTAACTCTGCTACAGTGTTATAAGTCTGCCCATTAAACTCACCAGGCTTACCGCTTTTAATATCTACTTGTGCATTGTAAGCTTCAGCTATTAAAGAGTCTGTTAATTCTTGTTGTTCTCGCTCGATGTCGTTCTCAGCTTTCTCCGCTACATTTTCTATAAACTCTTCGTATTCATTTTCTTCAATCTCAGACATAGCTGCGTTACCAAACTTCAAGTTGCCTCTAGCGTATATCAAAAGCTCTTCAGCTTCATTACGCATTCCTTGTTTAGCTAACTGCTGTAGAGTTGCTTTGAATATCCGACGCTGTTCGTCTGGTGTGTGAGCGTTTGTATTAGACCATATTTCTTTAAATTTATCACCGTATAATCCGATTGATATATCTCCTTCTTTATAGTCATCAGTTTTTAATAAACTTTCTATAGTATCAAAGAACTCAGAAGTTGTAGCTAACCCGCTTTCTCTTTTAGCAAGTGCTGTTTTCTTCCTTTCAAAGTTTATAACAAGTTGTTGTACCTGTGGATTGATAGCTTCCTGTAATCCTTCTTGAGCAAATGTAGAGCCAGCTAGTGCGGGGTTGTTACTGATGTATTCATCTTGTAACATACGAGCTAACTCAAAGCCGTCTTCAGGATCATCGACTTGTGGGTTTTCTAACCTTGTGGTTATATCCACCATCAAAGCTCTACTAGCTGCCTTACCTACCGCTCTTAACTTCCTCTTCTGATTCAACGGAGAAGTCAACCAACCCATAGCACCTCGTCGTACTTGTTTGTCTAGTTCCCCCTCCGTCTTCTTGAGCATGGCTTGTACTTCTTCCGGACTCTTCCGTGCCAGCTCCTCTTCAAACATTTCTGCTTCTTGTTCTGCTACTCCGATGTACTGCTGAAGGGTAGGATTAACCTGTGACAAAGCATCCGCTAAATCCATCAACTTGTTACGACCAGCTCGTTGCACCTGAATGCCGTACTGACCTGCTCGTTGAATGGTAGGCTG